TTTTTTTCCTTTGGAATCAAAATATTCAAAATGTTTTGCAGCAAATTTTGGAAAAACAATGCGTGGATGACTTTCAAACTTATGAAAATCAAACGTTGAACGTTCAACAATGGGTTCTAAAGCCTCACTGTAATCTCCATACAAACGTACGAGTAGGTCACAGCAAAAATTTCTACCACTCAAAACATCATTAACATCCTTACCATCTTTTATGGCTTTTATTTGATCTTTCACCCAAACGTTGACAAAATTAATTTGACGCTGAATTTCTTTAAACATCTCTGCTTCTTCTTTATTGGCAAAATGTTTTTTCTCAAAAGTAACTAATGAACCCAAAAATGATCTTAGCTTATCATACGTCATGTCAACTAAAATCTTTGGTAGATATCTTCTACCATAAGTTTCACCATCAAAAACGTTCATTGCTAAAAACTCATCAACGTTGCCTTTGGCCACATTTTGACGGCATAATTTTACACTTCTAACATTTTTCCTTAAAGCAAACTTGTTCCATGAAACTCCATTATCAGCATAATTTTCATCAAACTGTAGTTTTCGCTCTTTGCCCTTCTTATTCTTAGACTGCACTATAAACGCCTCCGTACGATACGAAATTAATCTCGTTAAGAGACGCTTTATAGCCTCAGCACACAAATTTATCTTCATGATGATTCTAAATAATCCCCAAAAGACAACTGAAAATAACTCATTAGCACACTTATGAAGCAAATTAGATACGTAAAATCTAGAATTTGAAGGTGTTGCCCATTTAATAGCTTGCAAATCATCTTTATTCAAATCTGGTCTACACAAAGCGTAGAGCTGCCATGCTATAAAAACACATATACGATCAAAAAAATCAAATGCTAACAAAATTCGCATGATAAACCAAAAATCATCTATAACACCATATGGATTTTTTCCATAAATTTCAAACATGCTAACACTACCAAATATAGCAAAAAACAAAAACAAACCACAAGGAAAAGCTAATTTAAGATACAAAACACCACGATTCATACGTACAAAATCTAACAAAGATACACTAAATCCTAGAAGCATTGCGTTGCCAACAGAAACTACAAAAAAGATTTTCTTAAATCTTCTAAACGTGTTACTTCCACCCCACAATCCAGCAAAATGAGTCCGTAACGCTCTAAATAGAAAAACCCATTTTAGACTAACACTTCGCGAAACTATAAAGTGTACACGTCGTCGAAATTCTAAGTTAATCATATTAAAAAGGTGCTTATAACACGTTAAGCGCAACGATGATATTATAACCATTTTTAAATAAAAACTCAAAATCTTTCGATCATAAAAAGCTAAAACAACTTGTTATAGCTATAGTCAAAATAACTTTGGAAAACCAATTAGTGAACTCGTACTCGATCTTTCCAAAAAAGCATCTGCACGTTCCGCACACAAATGAGGTGCTAAAAATCACAAGTAGGTGGTTATTTCAAAACTTCATGTCTACAGATTGAATAACTAACGATTTTCTACTATTTTT